TTGGTTTTGCAGGAGTTTTAGCTCCCTTGCCTTTTGGAGAGGACTTATACGCATCTTCTTGTAAACTATCTTTATTAGCAGCACTAGTTTTGATAGCCCAATCTACACCAGAGGTTCCTCCCCATCCTAACCAAGCTACATAACCTCGATCTTTCCAAGGAGTTTCTTTAAATTCTGGAGCTACTGCTGCATTCTTCCTATGTCTAGCAAAAGCAGCCATTCTCCTTACAGTAGATAAACCAATCTCTGATTTACTAGCAAGTTGTCTTGCTCTAGCCCAACCTACTGAAGTCATTCCTTTGACTTCAGATCCATGCTTTTCTTTCCAGTTAAGAACTTTTTGAGCATTGCCTTTAGCTCCTGCAGGAACTTTAAACATTTTTTCATCATTAAATGATTCTTCTACAAACTCTTCAAAAGATTCATAAAGAAAATCTTCTCCACCAGGAGTGTTTTCTTTAGTTCTGTAAATCAATCTAATAGTCATTTTTTGTTTTCCTGAAACTGCAACAACGTCAGTTTTACCTGTCCCGTGAAGTTGCTTCATTTTTTCTTCAGGAATAATAAGCATATGATCAAACTCTTTGTCACTTGATGCTACTTGCTTTTGGTCTTCTTCTTTTTTTTCTTTTTGGTAGTTTTTTTCTTGGGCATCGACTTGCTTGGTTTCTTGTAACTGTTTTGGCTCATTAGTCTCTCCAACGGTATAAAGTGAATCTGTCAAAATAATTTCCTCAACGCTTTTGATGTAGTCTTTATTATTGGAGCTAGAATCGTTGTCACTAAACTCCATGTTAATAATTTGCGATAAGTCATCTGCAGGAGTATTTACCACGGATCCTTCAAGTACAATGAAGTCTCCTGTAATAAACACGCATGTTTCTCCATCATAGACTTTTCCATGCCTATGCTCACACATTCCATCTTTAGCCCAATCACTCTGACAGATAGAGCATACATGTCTATCAGTAGTAGACCCAGCAGAAAAAGTGAGATAGCGACCATCCATAAATTTCTTAATTGCTTCTTCATCAGTTATGTTTGCCTGAACTCTCATTCGACCTAATCCAGGCCATTTCTTATCTTCAATTAAACCAAAGCTTTTAAGAGTAGTGTATATTTTATCAGGATTGTCATCTGTAAAAGCGTTATGTATGTCTATTGCTTTCTGAGAAGACTGTAAATAATGAGTAGCTTCATCATATAGATTCTGCCACTCACCACTAACAAATCGACCAATAGGTTCAGAACTTTGATCGTGATTTTTAAGTATTGGCTTAGCGTATGGTTGGGTTAATGAATCAATTCCTCGTTGCTGACCTTTAGTAGAATAAATTCTATTGTTTATTCTACGGCCTGAGTGAGAAAGATCGTAAGTTATTAACAAACCTTTTCCACCTGAATAAGCCGAAGTCAGCATACTATCTATTAAAGATATTTTATCTTTTTTATTTAAAGACAAAATTCTTTGATCAGGATTGATCTGAATAAAGTCGTTATATTTAATAATATGGCTCATTTGTTTACCTTTTAGCAAAAACTTATGTTTTTTAATATTGATAAAAAACTTAACTGTTTTCAATAATATCAATTATATTTAGCAGATTTTCTTCTTTTACTATTTTTTTAACAATATTTTTAGCATCAGAATTAAACTTAGGAGCTAATCTTTCTCCATGCTGATTCTTTGGTCTTGAAATAGATTTAGAAAGATTTTCTGCACTAGCAAGCTTACTATTATTAGGTCTTCCTGCTTGAGTTTGTTTCTCTACAGAATTCCCTTCTTCTTTTTTAATGCCAGACTCACTTATATTAGAAGACTCATGTTTACCTAAAGCATCTGATGCAGCACTGAAAGCACCCATCGCTTTAACTAAAGCAAGCGGTTCTTGGTACAGCTTGTAATAACTTAAGTCTCTAACCTCAACAGGTCTTTCACCTAATCGTTTTCTAGCTTCAGTTTCATTTATTAAATTGTTTGTCCAAAGTTGAATAGCTTGATTCTCTTCCTTAGACTTTTCTTCTTTATCAACGTTCCCAAATTTAATTTCTACTTTAAGATTATCATCTAGCAATGCCGATTCATATCCACCCTCAAGTAAAATCTCATTTATGATATAAGTTTCTACAAAAGTTTTAACTGTCCTTTGTAAAGCTTCTACGTCTTGTATTGCAATTTTAGATAAGGTGTTTGCAGTGCTTCTATTTGCTGTATCGCCTTCACCCATATCTATAGGTGAAACTCCTAAACCTGCAAAGACTCTTTTCTTAAAATAGTCTATATAATCTTGTATTGATAATGCTTTACCTTCAGAACCAATGGCTTCTATTTTGTGTCTATGGTCAGAAACAAATATACCTCCTGAAGGCATATATTCTATTGTATTTCTAACAAGATCTGTTTCTTTTATACCATCAGGTCCAAAGCGCTCAGGTAAATTATCATTACCAACTTTGTAATGAAATAATGGGTGTAGATTTGCATCTATCATATTTTCTACATTTTCTTCTAATCTACGTAATAGAGATATATCTTCCAGTACAGGTAGTAGTTCTGGAGTCCCCATAGTAAATCCAGGTTTTTTATTTGTATAAAAATGAATAACGTCTTGAGGAGCAAACTCTTTTGTTTCTCCTGTGTTGGGAACTTCCTGCATTATCTTTTTAATTTCACCATTCTTTTTAACCTTAAACCATAAAGTTTCAAAAGGTAGTAAAAAGTAACCTGCTACAGGCTCTATATCTTTGCCGTTTACACTTCTAACTTTGCCTGTAGAAGCGTCTTTATTGCGCACCTTAACCCAAGCACAATTAGAGTATCTAATTAGATCATGAGCTAAATCTTTCATTATAATATCAAAAGGCATACCTGATACTAATTCAATTTCTCTTAGTCTTTTCCTAACATAGCTAACTGTTTCTTTATCGTTACCTACGATTTCCCAGCCTGCCAAAACAAATCGATGTACTTTCTTTTGAATAGCTTTGAAAACATAACTGTCTACATCTTGAGCTATTTGTATTTCTGTTAAATCATATTCAGGTTTAAACCAATTGCCTCTATGTCTATCTGCATAAGACATAGATCTGTTGTTAATCTTTTTAACTCTAGCACCAGACAAAGAACTAACTTCTAGAGGTTTATTCATATCTTTTTTATAGCTATTGTTTTTTAAGGCTAATAAACCTTCTAGTATTAGTTTTGAATCCATCTTTATTACCTCAATGATTTTGTAATTTCATCATAAAGCATATCAATATCGAATTGATTTTTATTACTATTTAGAAATACTTCATTACATTTTACTGGTTCAAGTCTAGCAACATGATCAGAATACTTTGCCTTTAATTTTAACGTAGCTTCTTCAGAAGCTTCTATCTCATTTTTAGATACTTCTAGTTCTACTTCATTAAAAGCTTCTTCTATTAAGCCTGTAATTGTATTGCCATTTTCTTCTGTAAATTTATCACAAATATCTTCGTCATAATTGCTAATTACTTTTATAATAACTCCAATTAATCTAACTAAATTAAACAGGACTTTTATTTGCCCAACAAGCTGTGCGCTTATAAATAATGGTTCTATTATTAGCCTATTGATACTTTTTAAAAGATAAATAATATTATTAAACTGCTCTACTACATAATTTTTACTATCGCTAGTAATACCAATAAGTTTATCTACAATACCAATAAGTACTTGCATATTTTGATATTGTTTTGCTTTTGCAAACTCGCCTTTATCTTGAGCGAAAACAGAGAATCTTTCTCCAGGTGCACTTAAAGTAGAACTGCGTTTCTTACCGTTCAAAAAATCAGGAAGTCTAGGTAGTTCTATTTTAGTTTTTGAACTTTGAGTTCTTGTTGAAAAGTTATATTTTCTATTTTGATTTGGGCTTTCTACTTCCGGAACAACTTTAATATCATCTAAAGTAGATGTAGATGCTTTAGTATTTTCGCTTTTACTATCTGTGTAAGCATTAGCCAAAGGTTTTTTATTTACATTGGCACCATCACTATATAAATTTTCAAAAGTCTGACCAAGACTATCTGCAGCCCTCAATCCTTGGTTAGCAAGAGATGTAGTTACTCTATCTATTGCTTTCAATGTACTCTTAGATATATTTAGTGCATTTAAAATACAATTAAAAATTGGTACAGCTAATGCTCTTAAAGTTTCTAAAATCTTTGTAAGTCCGCCTAGTATTGGTGCTACTAATGGGCCTACAATTCCTGTCCAAGAAAATCCTATTTCAGTCAATTTAATTCTAGCATCTGATATTAACATCGGAAGCATAGCTATAATTATAGGCCAGTTACTGAAACAAAGTCCGTTTTCTTTCAACAACCTATACCAGCTACAAAAGTCTTTAATTAGCTGAGTAGGGTCTAGTGATTTACTTATGTCTAGTAATAAACTTCTTAAATTTTTTAAGAATTGTTTTAACTCCCAAGTAATTTCGTATTCTGGAAATATGTCACCTTGATTAAATGTTATTTTACAATTTATACAATCTTCTTCATCTTTTTTTGTAGCTTCTTCATACCAATCTCTAGCAGATTCATAATAGTTATTGGCTTTGCTTGTAGTCCACTTACCTGCAGTTAAAAGACTACTGCCGCCATATTCTTCTATATCTTCTTTTTTTACTTTAAATTGATCAAATTCATTAGCTTTTTTATATATATACTCTGCAGTTTGTACAAACCCACATTCTTCTTCATCGCTTTTTACAGTGCCACTTTTTAACTCTTGCTTATTCGTACCAAGTTCTGGTGGTTCAGAATCGTTTAATACATTTTTTACATGATGCATTACATCAAGACTTCCACCTAGCTCCATTCCGTGAAGTATCATATCTGCTTGATGAAGATTAGAAACTTGAATTATATCTAAAACAACTTCGTTTTCTTGAGATAAGCTTTGTTTGCTTTTTTCTTCATAAAATTTAATTAGCTCATTTACAGCTAATAATAGTCTGTCGTCAGTCATCTTCATCACCTGAAGTAAAGAATGGGTAATCATCTATATCTAGATATTTTCTTCTCTTTTTAAGGGAAGAATTTAAGTTATTTTCATACTCTTTTGCTTTTAAAAAAGCTTTGATAGGGAACCTATCAACTTCAGACTCTACGTCTAAGTTATATAATATATCTATAAGTATTTCTTTTAAATCATCTTTATGAACAAAATCTCTTGCAATTTTTTTAAACATTTTTTGATACTGTTCTTCTAAACTATTCTCTTCAGAAAAGTCAGTGTCTTCATCATTTTTTAGTTTTTTAAAAAAGCTCATATTTTTTCAAAACCTGATAAACCTATTTGTTCATCTATATCTAATAGTTTTTTTAATTCTAATAAAGTTGAATAATCATCATAAGTAATTACATTAGATTTTCTTCCAAAAACTTCTATAAAGTTTTTCTTTAAAAAATGTTTCTTACTTATATCTACAGAAAAACCACCTTTATTTTCTTTAATATTTTTATCAAGGTTATTTTTATTTCTACTAATATCTTCTTTTACTAATTGAAAATCTTTTAAATTTTGTTCAGCAGCATATTTAAATATTTTCATATAGTTTTTATCTAAAGCAGCTTCTGGATTTTCTCTTACATCATAAATAATATCTTGTAAAACTGAATCATCTTTAGATAACTCAAAAGCTTCTTCATCAGTTAGTAAGTTAGACTGTACTGAATCTGCTTCTTTAGTTCTATTATTATGTTCTTGCGTGATGCTAGATTGATCTTCTCCAATCTTGTGTTTTTTGACTTGCTCTATCATTAAACATCACTTTCTGTAGCAGAAACTTGTATATCGATTTCTCCATCTTTATAGACTTCGGACATTCCCTGATTTGCGGAAAGAAAAACTCTTGCTGTTATTTTGTGATAAACATCAGCAACTAGCTCATTTATTGTAATAGCATCATTAGTTTCTATTTCGTTCCATTCTTGTAAAGACAGGTTTTCTTCTCCATGATATAATTTATATGTGTAACTATCATTAGTAGCACTCTTGTTAATAACTAAATCCACACTTACGTTTTCATATATTTTTGCAGAGTTGTTATTCATTAAATAAAAAGTAATGTAATCAGCGCCACCTGTAAAACCATTATGATTTAAAACTAAATCATTATCTGAAATTAAATCGCCCTGTATGTTTTTATAAAACTCGATCATATTCTATTACCTCTATGTGCATTAAATCCTCTGCGTTTATCATTTCTTCTACCAGTAAATGCTACACCTGACAACATAGAACCACCCATAACTGCATATCTACTCTGCATACCAACTGAAGGTGCTCCTGATTTCAAAACATTAAAAGCCATACCAGGCATTAAACCTTCAGGAGCTTGCTGCATTTCTCTAATTGCTTGACCTGCTTCTGTCCTATTCATGCTCTCCATACCTTCACCTAAAGCAGTTCTTTGGAGATAATTTTCTATACCTGCTTCGTTTGCCTGTATAGCTCTTGCACCAATCTTCATAGCACCACCTGCTAAACCACCCATCATAGCACCTTCTCCAAATTCTCCACCCATTGCATAGTTTGCAGTTCCACCAAGTAAAGCGCCAAAACCAACAGAACCTGCAATACCTGCCATTCCGTCAGCTTCCATCATATTAAAAACACCTACAGAAGATTGTGTATTTCCTTGACTAGGCTGGTAAAGGCCTGAGTAGCCACTTCCATTAGTACCGCCTCTCATAGCTTCATTAGCAACTGCATTATTTCCAGCATTAGTTGCAACTTCATCGTAACCATCACTTGCACCTATTGAAGCATTTTGATTATTACGCATATTTACTGCTTCGTCGTACGCATCTCCGCTAAAAAGACGTTTAGACGCTTGCTGTGCTTCAGGGTTAGCACTAAATAAATCAGACTTTGAAGCATTTCTTTCCATTATATCTATTTGATTACCAAGCAATCCATATTCTAAGCCTTCGGCTGTTCCTGCTTGTGGTACTGCACCATCTATTGATCCTCTAACTCTTCCTTGATTATAAAGTTCGTTCTGTCTTCTTACTAACCCTACTACACTTCCTGTTTCTTGAGCTTCTAGAATTCTTTGATTAGCGCCCCCTAAAGCAGCAGCATTTTCTGGAGAAATACCTAAGTTTCCTGCTGGTACTTCATTTAACCCCATCCTGCTAGCTTCTTGATTATAAAGAGCTTTTACTTCATCTTGCGTTGCACCTCTATCTCTAAATACTTTTCCACTACTGTGTTCTGAAACTACAGGAGCTTCTCTTTTAATTGTACCTTCTGCAAAATTTGCGTTAATTCTTGGGTCTCTTACAGCTGCTTGATTTAACATATCTACAGTAGCTATTTTTGGTGCTAAATCTGCAGGAGTAACAGTTCCTCTTGCATTCAAATTAAGATTTCTATTACCTTCAATCTGGTGCCTAAGAGCACCTTGAGTATCTTCAGTGCCCCTCGTTAAAGGAATTGATTCATCATAACTAAGAACATTTCCTTGTTGTCTTATTTTATTTTGATTTTGTTCAACTCTTGCAGTCGCTCTTTCAGCTCTTGCAGTTGCTCTTAATTGTTGATTTTGGTTTACTAAATTTTGTTGGGTTCTTTGATTAGTAGGATCGTAGTGCAAATTGCTAGGGGTGGTTTCTAATGGGTTACCTCCAGGCTTGCTAAACCTTTCAGGTTTTATCCTCCTACCTGGGATATAAGTTGGATTTGATATTGTTACTTTACCGGCTTCACTTACCGTCTTTCCTGCCGATGGAGCTACAAGCTCATCAAGCTCTCTACTTGCTCTTAAAAGAGTTCTCGCTACACTACTCATAATTATTTCCTCCAAGATCTAGATTTAGAACCAAACCTACCTCTTTTGGGTGTATGATATACACTACCAATAGTCTTAGAGGAGTTAGGTGTATTTAAATTATTATTTAAAGCTTCTAATAAAGAAAAATCATCTTCTTTCTTATTTATACTACGTGATTTCCTATTATTTCCACGCTCTTGAACAATACCATCATCTATATATTTTTGATGTATAGCTCTTTGTTCTTCTTCTGAACCGTTGCCACGCATAATACGTAAAACGTTTAGTGCCCCAGGAAAACCTTGCTCTTGAGCTTTATTAAATAAAGCATTTATCTCATCGTCAGCACTTTTAAAACCTGTTCCGTTAACTTGTGTTCTGTGGAACGTAGGTACAGAAGGTGTCAATTGTCTACCTGAATAAACACTCTCTTCTAATACTAAACCACCTAAAGCTAACATCAGTGCATCTAGCCTATGGTCACCTATTTGTTCATTAGCTTTACCGTATACAGGTTTGTTATTCTGAGGATTTCTTCTTAAAACTTTATAATTAAAAAACTGATCTTTTAATCTATTATCTTCATTTGAAAAGATAAATAAACCTTCTTGTAAAGTACGAATAGTATTTTCTACTAAAAAATGTTTTCCTAATTTCTTTATATCTTTATTAGTTATAGGATCTTTTAGGATTACATTTGATGAAAAGTTAAAGCTTACTAATCTGTCTGTTATTTTTACAGTTTCTTGATCCATAGCAGATTTATTATTTTTACTTCTAAGAGCATAAGCTTGATACTTAACATCTTCTATAATTGTATGCCCGTATCCTTCGTCAGCATAAATATAGTCAGGTTTCCATTTATAGTTTAATTGTAGTAACTCTTTTATCCATCTTTTAGCTGAGTATTCTGATGCAGCTACATTTACAGCATCTAAACCTACCCATATACCTAGTGATGGATAGTAACCTACTACATAAAACTCTGTGCCTGCATTTTTGTTCCAGTCGATACCCATACATATGATTCTTTCAGAAGAACCTTTTAAATGTAATTTATTAAAAAGTTTTGAGCTATTTATTGTGTCTACATACTGATAATCAGACATAGCTTTATAAACCCAATCTTTTTTAAATACACCACTTTCTTCATCAATAAAGATAGCCATGTATTCTGCTGCAAAAGAGTCTTTAGTAGATTCTCTAAGAATCTCTTCTTTTATTTGCTCCCAGTGAGGGATAACAGATGATGGTAGATAATCTTCTTTAAAGTCAGGCCTTTTTAAACACCACTCGTAAAATTTGCCTTGTTTACCAATAGGTGTTGAAGTAGCTATTAAAGAGGTGTTTGGAGTAGTAGCAAGAATAGGATTGATTACTTTATCTAAGATATCTTCAGGAATCATATCCATTTCGTCTAAGTATACTAAGTCAGCAGAGAAACCACGCATAGTACCACCACCAGAACCATCTTGACGCATACCTATACCCGATACAAACCCTTGTATAACTCCACCATTTTTAAACTCCATTTTAAATGTAGGAGTTTTAATATATAAGCTATCACCTGTACCTGTTAGAACTTCAGAAGAAAGTTCTCTATTTCTTTTAAGAAGTTTTTCCATTTCTTCAAAGATATTAGTTAGTTGCGCTTGGTATGGTGTTACTACCATTATTGTAGGCCCAACTTTAACTATATTTCCAGATGCATCTCTACCTCTAGCTATTAGAGAGTTGAAGGCAATATAAATTAGCTTAAGGGCCATAGCAAAGGATTTACCTGAACGGCGGCCTTCTCTTACTGCCATTCTTTTACTAGTGCATCTTAATTGTTCTTTTTGATAGTTTCTTAAGAACCATTGATCGTCACCATCAGAAAATCCAAACATAAGTTCACACCAAGCTACAGGATCAATAGTAGCTTTTATTATTTTTAAAGCTTGTTCTTGATCTATATCTGGATTTGATTCTCTTATTGCTTTTAACTTAGCGCCTGAACCGTCAGGTAGTTTCTTCTTGATACCACTGCATTTGATTTCAAAAGGCTTATTGTATTTTTCTATTTGTCTTATTTGACAATTCACACAAGTATTATGCACATCAGTATTTATGTTATATTTATCTTTATAATATTTTATAACAGTTTCTGAAACTTTACCTGATGGGTCTTGATGCTTTACACCGTACTCATTTATTACAAATAAAGAATTGTCTACTTCTTTTTTAATATTGTTCATTATAACCTTCTATGGTTTGCAAAATAGTCTCTATTCATATGTACAATACTAGCTTCTTGCCCCAAAGCTGAACGAGCATTTAAATGTGACTTATGCATAGATTGTAATGCTCTTTGCCTCATAGTGACAGCACTATTTGTATTGTAAGCAGACAAGTCTCCTGCAAAATCTAATCCTCTACCTCTACCTTTTACAAAACCTGTTTTTAGTATATCAGCAGTTGCTTCTGTTAATAATTTAGCACCACCAATTACTAAAGCACTAGCTGCTAAAGAGTATGGGCTTCTAGCTAAATTGGCGCCTAGGAAAGCACCGCCTCTTGCGCCAAATATTCCACCTATCATACCAAACGCACCTGTGTTTGCATCATCAAACAACATGTTTCCCAAACCCTCACCTATAGCTTTACCTGCTTGAAAACCAACATCAGCACCTATATAAGCACCACTAATATTTACAAGTCTTCTTGCAAGCGCACTACCTAGGAATGTGTGATAGTTTTGAGCTGTCGCATTACTACCTAAACTACTAACCTCACTAGATAAATTACTGCTATATATATTTTTAGCTCTTGAAGTTAAAGCACCTGTATTTTCTGCAACTCTATTACCATAATAATTTGCAAAAACATCTTGTATTAAAAAACTTGTTAACTCTTCCCCACCACCTTCGGAATATGCACCTGCAGCCAATACGCTAGTAAAGCCTACTGGTAATATCATGCTTCCTATTCCAGTTCTAAACGCAGTATTTGCTAAAGCTCTTTTTGCAGCTTGTGTTTCTGATTTTAAAACCCCTTCAGAAACACTTCTTATATCATTTGGAAGTGCTTTAGTTGCACCACCTAAACCATCTGCCGCTGGATTTAAAATCAGTTGACCTAATTGATGCCCTGGTGTACTAGCACTCATAAATGCAGGGGTATTGCTAGCTCCTGTTACAAGCTCCATACCCATAGAATACTTTGCACCATGAGCCATTACTCCAATTTGAGTAGCACCTAAAAGTACTGATAGTCCTATTCCACCTAAAGATCCAAATTCTTCAGTTGTAGTAGCCATAATTACATCCTATGGTGTCCTGAGCTATAACTAAACATTTTATTGTTTTGTCTTTGTTGTAAAAATTGCATTGCTGCAATACGGTGCCTTTTTTTATTTAGCTCTTTTGTATTAAATAAATAATCTTTATTAAAGCTATTGTATTTAGCAGAAGTTGTTTCTGCTGCTAACTCCAAGTCTAGAGATTTAACTCTTAAAGCAGAATGCTTATTGTAAGCATAACCACCTTTAGTTTTTATTGACTTGTTTAAATCGTATTTAAGTTCATTCATTCCTGTTAGTATGGAATTGGTCTGATGCATACCCATAAGGTTTGGCTCAGTCCATTCATTCTTCATATAGTCAGGTTTAAATATACTACTTCCACTCCTACTAGCTTTATTTTTTAAAGCTAAGCCTGCGTCTGCAGTTGCTTGCTGAGCTACTGTGTTTTGCATACCAAACGCTTCTGAAGTTTTCATTGCAGAGTACATTGTCATCAAGGAAGTATTTTGAGCTACTTTTGAAGTATTTACCAAAGTATTAAAAGTAACTGTTTGACCTGACTCTTGAGCTATTTGCTTATAGCTTCTAAAGTAATCAGATCTCCACATACCTCTTTTAGACTGATATGCAGATTCTTGAGCAGAGCTAAATTCGCTGTTGTCATATATAGTACTTTTTTGTTTACCTCTATATGGTAAATAAGCAGCAGCACCTCTTTTAATTAACTCTAAGTTTACATTTACTCCATCAGCATAAACCATACCTACTCTACGGCCATAAGTAGAGTCGCCTTCATCAAATACTACTTCTACATTTTTAGCCCTACTAATCATATCTTGAGCTATACGTTTAGCTGCTTCTGCATAAGGTTGAGCACCTCTACCTTGGTGAGCAGTTTCCGGTGCGTCTATACCTGCTAAACGTATTGACATTGGTTTATTACTTTTTCTTCCTGAGAAAAAGTTTTTCATTCCTCCACTACCATAATTTCTTTTCAAAGTTATAGTATCAGCATCTTGTACAGATATATTATAGTTATTGCTTAAAGTTACTTTAGTTAAGTTTTTACCTTTTAAACTAGTGTAGTCTTCTGCTCCAAAAGAACCTCTATTTAGTAGAGTTTTTGTTGAGTTTTGATAGTTTAATTCTTGGGGGGAAAAAGATTTTCTTATAAAGCTAGATATCATACCTTTTATGTCACCTGTAGGTGCTAAGTGACGTTCAGTATACATATGTCTAAGCTTACGTTGCCTTTCTCTTAAAATTTCCCCTCTTTCTAAAGTTAAATCAGAATATCCAGGACCAGTATATGGAGAACCAAAGTCAGAACTCATCTTCCTTAACATAGATGACATTCCTGACTCTTGCATACCTTCTATATAGCCTGTCTTCTGTTGCATCGATCTAACAAAAGACTCATTGCCACCAAACATTTCTGCTTGAGAAGCAAACCAATCGTGGTAACTAGGTATTAAATAACTACTCCTCTCAGGTTGTTGAAATCTTTCTAAAGTAGACAGACCTGACATAGCTAAACCAAAAGCCATTACTGGAGCTATTGTACGTTTTGCAAACTTTAAAGTTTCATGAGCACCTATAGCTCTATCGAGACTAGATCTACCACCTACAGATACAGAAGTTCTTTGGATAGCAGATGCTTTATCAGAAGCTCTTAAAGTATTCATAACGTCATCTATTATGTTACTACTACTGCGTCTTGCAAATAATTCAACTTGCTCTGCATTACTTTCTGTAATTGCTTTTACCCTAGATCTTAATTTACTAGAATATTCTTTAGGGTCACTTACTTCAGGTAAAACATACCGACCTTGCTTTTCATCAAACTCTACTAGCACTTCATCTCTGTTTACTTTTTCAAACAATCTATGTATTGCTGCTTCAGGATCTACTCCTGGATACTTTTTAGCATCAGTAATTGCAGAAGAATAAACACCTTCTATACCCATATAAGTTTGAGTTTTAGCGTAACTAGTAGTTCTCAAATCTTGTATACGGTTACCTTGCTTATCTACTCTAAAAGTAGGCATTTCTAAAAGCTTGTAACCTTTAACGCTACCAAATGTTTGTAAATTGTCGGGCGCTAATACAGACTCTAAATTTCTAGCAACTCTTTGTTCAAAGTGAATATCTGCTAGTCCCAAATCGTCAGGACCTACTGTAGAAAAATACTTCTTAGTAAGTTCCCCATAGGCAAATAAACCCAACAAGGGTCCTCTGCCTTCTAATGCTTGCTTATAGTAAGCTCTGCCTAACTCGCTACCTCGCCTAAACTCTTCAGCAGCAACATTAAACGGAAGCGCAGCTTGCATAATTTTTGGAGAGGATATAGCAGCGTCAGATGCAGAAATATGCGCTTCTTTTTCTAATAACTGTCTAGTAATTTGAGCAGCGTCACCACCTTGGGATATTTCTTGTGCAGCACCAAATAAACGACTTTGAACTTCTACCGACATGCCTAATGGATGTTCTATATCGTTCAACCCCATTCTTTGGGTTGCGCCTTGAGTCATTTTCTGTAAATCGATAATATCTCTAGCCCTACCAGGGCCTTCTGTAGTTTTTACAAAAGTCTCAAACAAATCAGCATATGTATTCTCTTTAGTAGCTAAAGACTTAGCATAAGTATACTCTTTGCCTGTTGTATAAAAAGGATCTCCTGTATAAGAAACTGCCTGCATAACTTCTTCAAAAGGATTACCTACTTGAACTAGCTTGTTTCTTATACGAGCATTATACTGATCTGGGTCTAAATTTATAAAATTTGGATCTTCTTTAAATAATTGGTTTGCAACTATACCTCTAATAGTTGCTCCTGTTTGCTTAGACTCAAATAAAACGTTAGAAGCATATAAGCTTTTACCTTCAATTTCTTGCGGCAATCTTTTAAAGATTAAATCCTCAATATCTACTTGCTCTGCTTGTATAGCAATGTCTGGTCTACCAAACCTATCTCTAAATATATCTTCAGTGCGCTTTTGTAAATCAGCAACACCTATATCACCCTCAGCTCTTAAGTAAGATAAAGTATCAAATATTTGTCTATTTTCTGCCTTAGTAAATAAAGTACTAGTTATACCTAAACGACTTGCTTCTTCTGCAGAGTTTACATAGTACCTAGTTTGAAATTTATCTACTACACTAGTGTACTTAAGTAACTCATCTCTAACTGCACCCTTATCAAAGATTTTCTTTTGTCTATCTAAGGTAAGAATAGCTTCTTCAAACTCTAATCTATTTTTAAATTGACCTGTATGCAATTTAACAAACATGTCTTGAAGATCTTCACTAGCTTTACTTAAATTAAAAATAGGAGTTTTAACAATTTTTTCAAAAGACTCAGTCATTTTATTAGTATTAAAGTCGTTTATAAAATATCCAAGCGAACGAGATTCTTCTGACAAAAATATGTCACTTAAATGCCTTGTAAAGAAAGAAGCGAAGTGACCCCTAGGTGTTACATTACTTTTTATAGTTTTGACCTGTCTGGTCTTTTTAGAAGACATTTGAGCTTGCTCAAAGAAATCACCGTCACCAACTGTAACCATGTGATAAGGCTTAACATAAAAAGTCTTAACTAAATTCTGATCTACATGATAAGCAGAAGCTTCTGTAATTACTGCTCCACCAAACTTACTAGTAGTTTCATAGTCTAAAATAACTGCTTGTTGAAGAATGTTACCTATATTCTTCATACCTGGATCAAATATAGCACTACCGTCTATTCTTACATTAGTAGCACCATAAAAGTTACCATCAAAAGTAGCTCCTGGCTCTATAATCATTCTACGAGGCCTACCGTCAGACTCAAAGTCTACAGTTACAGGTCTGCCTGTAGTATTCATATACATAGATTTAAGAGCTTCAATCATCTATAAATATATCCTCATCATCTACAGCTTCTGTTTCTACTGAAGCTAGAGCTTCCCTTAATGCTTGTATTTCAGATAATACCTTAGAGTTATTTTGTTTTTCACCCATTTTTAACATTAAGTCTGCTTTAGACTTTCTTGTTTCCATAAGTCGTTCTAACCAACGCTCTCTTCTTCTCTCTAATCTATCAATCATATCTATAACTGGATGCAACTTAGTAGACTCCGCCCTATCTCCGTTCTCGTTAAATCCAGTAACATCTACCATCAAGAAGTCTCTACCCTCACCTCTTTTATCACCACTAGACAAAACAAAAAGACACCTATTTTTATATAAATCAATTAAAGCTAATTCATTTACAATAGACATTTCTACAGGATTGTTTGGATCTACATCTAGATACTTTAAATAGTCTACTATCTTTTGCTCTACATAAAACTTCTCCATAATACATTCTCTACCAATAGGATAGTCAGAAGCTTCTCCTAAATCCAAAGTAGAGTCTGCTTTTAAGGTAGGTATAGGACATTTCTTAATAAAGGGACAACTTTCGGGCCCTAAGCAAGTTAAAGGTGCAGATGCATGCACACCTGTTTGTAGTCGGTTTACAGACTTTTTAATTCTAATTAATTTTTCGGGCGGAATTTTACTTAGGTATTTATTATATTCTTCCTGGTCCAAAGAATTATAAAACTCAACTTGCCTAGACTCTTTACTAGCATCTACCCTTAAAAGGTCTTTACTCATTATGCAAACTCTCCTATATGTTTTAATGTGTAGCTTACTATATATTATACTCTGGTATAAAGGTAACTCAAACTTACTGTTTAAACTACAATGGTCACCTTTAAAATGGTGGCTAACTACCGGACTTTTAACAAATTACTTAGGATTACTATCGTGGTGGTACTTCGTTAAGCAGTATAACATATGGGGTGCAATAGCAATTACCTATTGTTTACATACTATAATAGAGTTAGGTTTGAGTTTCTATTATTTTGACTCACCAACAAATCAACAGCTAGTTGGCTTAACACTACTAATGGTAGGTAGCTTTCTAGTGTTAAAATGAAAGCAGTATAAATGTCATCTACAGTGTACTTTCCAAAAACAGACAAATACCCATATACAAGACAGTGGAATCTAGAAGACATATGGAAGTCTACAAAAGACTTCCAAAAGAAAAAAATTTTAGTTTCAAATTTATGGGATGCGAGGTATGCACAAGAATGGTGCTGGCAACATGAAGACGAAACAATAAACAATAAGTTCTTTTTACATCACATGAAAAGAGTCTTAACTGCTGACTTAAGTTACCCAATAATACTTTCAGAAGAGAACTTAATCTTTGATGGAGTGCATAGACTAATGAAAGCAAAACATTTAGGATTAGAATACATAGATTGTGTTCAATTTACAAAAGATCCAACTCCAAAGGAATAAAATGCTAAGAGATCAAATAAATAAAGCAGACATAAAAGAAATAAATTTATATATAGCCGCATATCAACGTGTAATAGACTTTTACGAAGAATACGAAGCAG